GGGCGGTGATATCCCCTTAGAGGATTTGCCGGATGATCTGATCGAACTTCGGCTCGCTGTAGGCGCTCTCGTTGAAACCGATCAGAAGATGCTGGACTTCGCAATGGGCGAGTTGCAGGACGGTGCCGACGACTGGTTGGAGTTGATTTCACAGTTGCCTGAAGGGGCGCGCGACATCCATAAGATCGGGAACCGGGAAGAGATTCTGGATTCGGTGTTCCGTTCTGGGATGAAACCGTTCGGTGAACTTCAGGGACCAGCAACGATTGTTGAAGCGATGACAGCCACGGAGCGCTACGTCGCCCGTGGCGGAGCCGATGGTTTCTTTCGCAAGTACGACAAACTCCACAACCTGTTACGCGCATACATGATCGCTAAGCCGGGGTTCCACGGCAGGAACTTTATGTCGGCCACGTTTATGAACCATCTGGCTGGGATGAACTGGTCTAGTTATCGCCGGTTTATGCGAGCGTATTGGAAGCATCAGGCAGATGAGGCTGAGCGGCTGGGTCTAACCCAGCGCGCTAAGGATGTGAAGCGGGCGATGCGCAAGAGGGGCATCAACCCGGACAATGTGAACCCGGAGCATGTGGAGTACGTGCGCCAGTTGGCTGAGAGCGGTTCCCTTGGGGCTGCTGGTGGTCAGGTCGCCACGGAGTTCGTGGAAACTCAGGCGGGTGCTAGTCGCTTGTCGAAGATCACTCCGACGATCAAGATACGTGGGAAGAAAATCAACCTTGGTGATGCGTTCAATCCGTTTAGTACGCGTAACGCTCCGCTGCGCTTGTCGCGTCAGTTCGGTATGGCAACTGAGACTTTCGTGCGTGGGTCGTTGGGGTTCGACACGCTGCTCAAGGGCGGGCGTGTTGACGATGCGTTCGATGACATTATGAAGTTCCATTTCGATTACGACGACCTGTCCGATTTTGAGCGGAATGTCGTGAAGCGGGTGGTGCCGTTCTATACGTGGACTCGTAAGAACCTGCCGTTGATGATGGAGATGATGGCTCGTAAGCCGCAGGTGTTCAACCGGTACATGAGTCTGAAGAAAGAAATCGAAATGACAACGGAAGGGGAACCGAATATTGTTCCTAAGTGGATGGTGCGTCAGGGCGCTATCCAGTTGCCGTTCAAGTTTGAGGGCGAGGACATGTTCATCCTGCCTGACCTGCCGTTCAAAACTCCGTTGGAACTACTTGATCCGGCGATGGCGTTTGATCGCAAGTTGAGCGTTGGTGACCGTGCTGCTATTGCTTTGGGTAGTTTCGGTTCGATGGTCACTCCGCTTATCAAGGCACCGTATGAGTGGAAGTCGAAGCAGAATCTTTGGAAGGGCTACCACTTCGACGGCAAGTACGAGGTGGTACCTCGTGCGTATCGGTTAGTTCCGGGGTTGATGCCGTTGTTGGGGGCTGCTGGGTTGACACGCAAGACGCACGCTGGCGAGTGGGCCATGAAAGATTATGAACTGCATACGATGGCGCAGTTGATGCCAGTGTTCTCTGATTTGCGCAGGTTGTTTCCTGACGAAACCCGCTATCAGGAGCGGGCTTTGAGCAGTTGGATGTCGTGGGCGTTCGGGCTGGGGTTGCGTACCAACACACGGTACGAGCAGGAGATGGAAAGAATCAGGCGTGCTTACGACCAGCGTGAAGAGATTTCGCAGGACCGTTCGTTGAGGGGCGCGACACTCCGTTAGGGACAAACTATCCTTAGGGCATGAGATACGTTGAACGTGGCGAGTGGGGGGCTATCGACTCAGGGAAGCGCCTGAAGCGCTTCAGGCGTTCGGTGCAGGGGATTGTCATTCATCACACCACGGGGCCGTCAGACGGCCCGTGGAGGCGTGTGAGAGGACATGACAGGTACCACGTAGAGACTAAGGGATGGGATTCCATCGCCTACAACTGGCTGGTATCCGGGGAAACAGGGGAAATCTTTGAAGGGAGAGGCTGGCACCGTGGCGCAGCCACGCGTGGGTGGAACTCTAAAACTATTTCCGTTGCCTACATTGGCGACGCAGATGAACAGTTCACTGTTATCGGCAAGGAAACTTTGCTTGCCGTCGTCGGGGCCACAAGGGAAAAATACGGCAACCACCTTTGGGTTAGGTGCCACATGGATTTTTCCTCAACCTCATGTCCCGGCGTAAACCTAAGCACATGGGTACAGGAAGGGATGCCCATGCAGGTAGGGCCGTCCACCAATGTCGCTATCGACTGGAACGGGATCATTCGCTACATCATTGAGGGGGGACAGGAAGCCCTTCCTATTAGACGACGTTCCAAAGGCAAGTGGGTAGCACTCGCACAGGGACGGTTGAATGACCGGACTGGAGCCGGTCTGAAAGTGGACGGTATTTACGGCAGCAAATCAATCGCTGCTTGTAAACAGTTCCAATCGAACTACGCAATCAAAGTCAATGGAACCATTGACGCACACACATGGAAGGTGTTGTGGACAGTATGAAGGATCTAATCGAACGAGCAGGATGGACATTCGCTCAAGCATTCTTAGCCCTATTCGTAATGGGAGATTATGGCACCCTGAAGGTTGCCCTTATCGGTGGCGTGGCTGCGGCCCTGTCAGTCATCAAGAGTTACGCAAAGGACAGGATCACGTAATGGACGAGGACGCTGTGAACGCTGAGTTCGACAAGTGGGCAAGCGAATACGGCTACATGGCGACCGAAATCTACGAAGAAATAAAAGGCACATCGCACCTACTAGACGTAGCAGACCTCAACCACGCGAAGTGGCACAACGACACATTAGGCGTGTTAGTGGTGTTGCCTTATGAACATGCGATGGCGTTCGCAGCGGAAAGTATTATGAATGACTTTGAAAACAGTCCTCTTCATAACCACGTATTCTCTACTATTAGCGGGCTGATAATGAATTCAGTGGACGCTATGAAAGAAATAGATTCGTTAGACGATGACTGAATCTGGGTTGCGCATCGGCAGATTCCAGATCCCGTAGTTGACCATCATCCCGATGATGCAGTAGCCGACCAAATCCATGAACGAATCCATGACGGGTTCGTTCGTGGGGTCGGCACCCTTTGCTGCAAGGTTCTCCAAGCGTGCGATCTTGTCGTGCATCCGCACGATGATGCCGTCTTGCCCGAACCGGTTGATGTTCTCGTACCCGTAGTCAGCCTGCTTACCTGCCAGCATGGGGAGAATCCCTTCGGCTGTAAGCGCCTCTATCCCTGTGCATTGCATCGCTGTGGACAGGGTGGTTTGGGCGAGTGACCGGTAGTATTCGGCCTCGCCATCCCCGCAATTCAAACGCTTACGTCCGTACCATTCGCCTTCAAGGTAATCGAACTCTTCACGCAACAAAGCCAACCACTCTGAGTGGTCCCTTTTTGCTTGAAACGCAGGGTGCGCAGCGCTGAAATCAGGGTGAGTGCTGTCTATTTGACCGGCGCACAGGGAGGCAGCAGCCTCCCACGATAGGGGTCTAATCTCTGGGTCTATCATCACGTAGGTACTCCCTTACTAACGGATGGGCGGATAGTTCTTGCTTCAATCTGTCCAAGATGCGGTCACGTTTACGGGCAACAGTCGTCTTGGGTATTCCTAGCACATGTTCTACTTGGCGCAGACTCATGCGTTCAAAGAGCAGAGCGTTTAGAAGCCAATGCTCCCACGGTTGAAGGGTTTCAAGGGCACTAAGGACAACTTCTTGTAGGTCAGCACGTTCTTGTTTAGAAATACGTGGTTCGCTGTGCGGGCTAGCCTGTTGAAGTGCTTGTAAGAGTGTGTCCGGCGCACCTCGTACTTCCGTTTGAGATGATCCTCGTAACCCAACGAGGGGATCAAACGGAAACTCCTTCTTCGCCATCCTCCCCAGCATACGCCATCAAGGGATGCAGGTATTCTTCAGCGATGACTCTTGTGTCCTCGCTGTAACCGGAGGGTTCGCCCTTTTCCCACGCTTCATCATGGTCGATCCACCCTAGGATTTCAACTGATCTGAACTCTGGGGCTACGGGCTTGACCACGAAGAGAACTAAACCTTTGCCTAGTTGTCTTTGCCTGACGGCGGCTGATGTTGAGGTCCGTACCCGGCGCACTTCCACGTTGTCTCCGACATCAGGCAAGTGTCTGTATTCTTTATGCACCGACTTGTGCCACACATGACCAGACCAGTACTGGTTGGTGGCTTTCGCCACCGCTAGTTCGCCTACACAGGCAGCCACCTGCGCTGTTCGGTCGTCCTCCATGCGCTTCTTGTCGTAGTAGGGGGCGTCCGCTTTACCCCAGTTTTCTATGTATCTGCGAGCGCCCACATGAGAGGCCCATTCGTATTCCCAAGGTTCTAGTTCTACGACGATCATTCTTTGCTCGCTTTCAGGCGAACCACAAGCCGGTCGTTGGGGATAACGCCCGCACGTTGGCACCCATCTAGGCATAGTTTGATGTAGTTGTCTAAATCCCCACGTAGCGGGGTTTTCCATTCCGTCAAGGAGCGGACAGTGATATACGTTGCTTCCTCGCAAAACGTCATCTCCACCGTGACTGGCCCGTCAAAGACGGGCGGGTCATCGCCAACCGCTTGAGCGTATGCTTTCTCCGCTTCGACGGTTTCCTTCGGAGTGTAAACGCGACCTTTCCGCGACATTCGGGGACGACCCTTGGGCTGTGGCCTGCCGGGGACAACGAACGAGAACTCATCGGGTGATTGTTGCCCGCTGTTGGGCGTCGGTGACGAGCCTGTCGATTTGCCTGTCGGAGTCGTGTCTCCCTGCGAACTTCGGGCCATCATCCCACCATTGTCCTAAGCGCGAATCCAAGTCTTTAGTCCACGAGATGACATCGGTGCGAGTGTAACCCGACTCAAACATTGAACGAGCGAACCTGTTCAGGAAACCGTGCCGTCCCTTTCCTGCGCCATGTTCACGATAGTACGGGACTGGACCGTTGTTGAACATCTCTGATGCCAAACCTCGCAGACGAGAACCGTCTACCTGCATAAGAGGTTCCTTGCTGTAGTCCCTCTTGGGTGGCAGGTCTGGGATCACCGGCTTGGGTGGTTCGTACAGGACTGCGGCACGTTCCAGCACCGCTGTAGGCGTCCGGTCTTGTTCAGCCAAGATGATGAAGTCGAATAGGTCTAAGCCCTCGTCGTCTGTGTCTAGGATTACTTGCCGGTCCAGCAGGCCAGTACCGGGTGGACGGTTCCCACCATACGGCAAGCGCATGTAGTTGCCGGGTGGTCCCTTCAGGGAATCCTGCTTGGGGTACACGGCGTCGTACTTCGCTCCCGCTAGATCCAACGCTGCCTTCATGGCACGGCGCATCACTGATGCACGCACCCATTCTTTGTTGAATATCCACAGGTGACAGCCCTTGCTGCGTGAGAGTTCTACCCACGATTTGATGTCCATTGCTCGTAGCACCATCGACACGTTGCGGGCGATGACTAGGGACTCATCGCCTTCGTCTATGTCGATGGACCCCCACTTGCACATCCACAGATCAGGGTTCATGTCCCTGTAATAGCGGTTATTATCAACGTCCTCACGCCATGTGTCAGGACCACCTGACTCGTAGTTGGGGTCGTAGACCATCGGGTAAATGCCGATCATCTCTTCGCCTGTGAGGTGACGTTCTAGCAGGTCATCGTCTACTTCCGCCCAACGACAACCGCCTTCGTCTGTTCCATAGGCAAGCGGAAAGCCTGTGAATAGAATACGGAACTGAGGTACAGGTAAGTCACTCATCTAAACTCATCTGTTCCCATACAATTCCCGGCTCTAAGAGCCTCCCGCTTGTGTGGATTGTGAGGTTGACTTCCGCTTTCTCGCCATCACCTGATTTATTCTTCCACAATCCGACACTGATTTCATCCTCATAGTGCCTGCGGGTATCTTCCTCAAGGTTCGTATCATCCCACCTGCGCCATGTCTCAATGAGGAAATGACTCTCACTGGTGGATGCGTACCGCCCTGCTTCTATGCCACCGGCACGGCCACGGTTCCCTGAGCCGCGCCCAGACTGGTGGAGTATCACGCCTACGACACGCCAGTCGGACACCAACTGTTTGAACGATTCGATCTTGGCTTGGACGCTGGCCGCATCGCCAGCGCCACCACCCCGGATCAGTTCTAGGTAGTCGTAGACGATTACGTCTGGTCGTTGCCCTCCCCATAGTTCCACTGATGCGATGCGCATGGCCTTGTCGATGTCATCGACAGTCATCCCCGTGGATTCAAAGTGAAGGTTCGTTTCGTCACGCATGACCTGCTCCACCCTTTCCCACGCTGTCCTGTCCTCACGGATAAGACGGTTGATCCATTCCTTCTGGTCGATCTCTAGGCGTATGGCTGTGTACCTACCCCAGAACATCGTTTCGGTTTCATCCGGGCTAACCCACAGCGTGCGGTGGTTGCGGTTGCGGGCCACCATGTTCAACGCCAGCAGGGTCTTACCCGTATGGGATCGACCGATGACGGTGACCAGTTGCCCACCACGAGCGCCACCCAAGGTGGCGTCATCAAACACCCGCACCCCGAACGACCATTCGTTCCCCGAACGAAGGTCGTGGCGCATACGACGCACCTGTTCCTTCTTCGGAGTGAAGAGCC